AGGTTCAAGGGGACTTATTTTTTAGGTATTCACCTTGAACCGACCTTGAACCGCTAAAAAGAAGGGAAGGTGATGATTGTGAATACTCAAAGATATTTGTGTCAGATTAAAATTCTTGATACAAAGATAAAGCAGAAACAAGAACAATATAATCAGCTTTATGAATCAGCACACAGTGTAGGTGCAGTTCGATATGAAAGAGAACCAGTTCAAACATCAAAAACAAATGATGCAATTGAAAGAAGTATAATCAGATATTTAGAACTTGAAGAAGAAATCAAGGATGAAACTTTGAAATTTCAAAAGACTAAACATAAAATAATCAATGAAATTCAGGAACTTGATGATGATAGATTCATAAATTTATTATATAAAAAATATGTTGAATATAAACCGATGAATATGATTGCTGAAGAAATGTGTTATTCTTATGATTATGTCAAAGAGTTACACAGAAATTCATTAAAAGCATTTGAAGACAAACATCCTACCATATCCCACCATGAAGTGTGATACAATAGTAATATGAAAGTTTATACCTATGAAATTATATTTCATAGGTATTTTTTATGTGAAAAAAATCTGAAGAAAGGAGTGAAAGATATGACTAAAAAGCAGAAAAGGTTTTGTGATGAATACTTAATTGACTGTAATGCAACACAAGCAGCAATCAGGGCAGGATATTCTGAAAAGACAGCTTATTCTATTGGAGTAGAAAACCTAAAGAAACCTGAAATAAAATCTTATATAGAACAGGAACTTGAAAGAATTAGAGATAATAACATTGCTGATGCTGCTGAAGTTATGAAATATCTTACATCCGTTCTTCGTGGTGAATCATTAGCAGAAATAGTTGTTGTTGAAGGTGATGGTGATGGTTGTTCATCAGCAAGAAGAATAAACAAAGCACCTGACGAAAAAGAAAGGCTGAAAGCAGCTGAACTTCTTGGTAAAAGATATTCACTGTTCAAGGATAATATGACACTTGAAATTGAACCAGTAATGATAGTGGATGACCTAAAAGAATAGGAAGGTGGTATTTATGGAAATATCACTTCAGAAGACAATTGGAAAGAACTATGCTGATTACTGGAATACAAAGTGTAGATATAGAGTTTGTAAAGGTTCAAGAGGTTCAAAGAAATCAAAAACAACTGCATTAAATATGATTTATAGATTATATGAATATCCTGAAAGCAATGGTTTATGTGTCAGAAGGTATTCAAATACTTTACGTGATTCAGTATTTAGTGATTTGAAATGGGCAATCCATAAAATTGGACTTGACCCATTTTTTGATTGTACTGTTTCACCTATGCAGATAATAAGAAAATCCACAGGACAAAAGATTTTGTTCAGGGGTCTTGATGATGGTTTGAAAATCACATCAATATCAGTAGACAAAGGATATTTGTGTTGGGTGTGGATTGAAGAAGCTTATGAAATCAGTAATGAAGATGATTTCAATAAATTGGATATGTCAATTCGTGGTGAAGTTCCTGATGGTTACTTCAAGCAAATAAGTATGACTTTCAATCCATGGTCAGCTACATCATGGCTGAAAGCAAGATTCTTTGATGTTCTTGATGAAGATGTATTCACAAAAACAACAACATGGCAATGCAATGAATGGCTTGATGAAGCTGATAAAAATATCTTCAGAAAAATGAAAAAGAATAATCCAAGAAGATATAAAATTGAAGGTGATGGTGAATGGGGTATTGCTGAAGGTCTTATATTTGAGAATCACAGAGTTGAAGATTTTGATGTAAATGTAATAAAAAGCATTCCAGGAATCAAAGCAGCCTTCAATCTTGACTTTGGTTTCACAGACCCAAATGCTTTTGTGTGTGAATTAGTAGACAACACAAACATGATAATTTATGTGTTTGATGAATGGTATGCAAGTGGTGTTACTAATAAAATCATAGCTGAAAAGATAAAAGAAAAAGGATATGGTGGTCAAAGAATTATTTGTGATTCAGCAGAACCAAAGAGTATTGCAGAACTTCAAGAAGAAGGCATCAATGCAGAACCATCACGAAAAGGAAAGGACAGTGTCAATCATGGTATTCAGTTGATTCAAAACTATACAGTGATTGTGCATCCAAGATGTATAGAGTTTCAGAAAGAAATTAGTAATTATTGTTGGGCAAAAGATAAAGATGGAAAACCTACTGATAAACCTGACCATGAATTTTCACATGGAATGGATTCAATGAGATATGGGGTTTCAAAAATACTTTTACCTGACACATTTAGTTTTGATTAGTGACTAATATGCATATAAATGCGTTGATTACAACACATTATTTATACTTAACAATAAAATTTTAAGAAAGGGGGTGAATGACAAATGTTTAATTTCATTGTAAATGCAGCAACGAAATTCAGCAATATACTTAAAGAAAATGCAACAACAAGAATCACTGATACACAGTTCATTGAGCAGGAAATCAGAAGGTTCAAGTTTTCTAAAAGAAAAAAAGAAATGCTTGATGGTGAAAGGTATTACATTGGACAGCATGACATACTTTTAAGAAAAAGGACAATGATTGGTGAAACTGGGGATTTAGAAGAAGTAACTAATCTACCAAATAACAGAATTGTTGATAATCAGTATAAGAAGATGGTTGACCAAAAGAACAATTACTTACTAGGTCAGCCTTTATCTATAAAGTGTGATAATGATGAATATTCAAAGATTCTTAAGAAGATACTAAATAAGAAATTCTTAAGATTGCTGAAGAATGTTGGTGAAGACAGCTTGAATGATGGAATTGGTTGGTTATTCGCTTACTATGATGAACATGGAGAATTCACCTTCAAAAGATTTAAGCCTTATGAAATCATAACTGGTTGGGCAGATGCAGACCATACAAAACTTGAATATGCAATCAGGATATATGAAGTTATAAGTTATGAAGGTACACTTGAAAGAATCATTGAAAAGGTTGAAGTTTATGATGATACTGGAATAAACTATTTTGAACTTTCATATGGTGGTTCACTGAAACCTTGTGAACCATATCATCAGGATTATTTCACAATGGTTGATGAAGAAGGAACTGAACAAGGATATAACTGGTCAAAGATTCCACTTATACCATTTAAGTACAATTCAAAAGAAATTCCACTTATAAACATGGTTAAAAGTTTACAAGATGGATTGAACTTGATTGAATCAAACTTCCAAAATCAAATGGAAGAAGACCCACGAAATACAATTTTGGTACTTGTAAATTATGATGGTCAGAAACTTGGTGAATTCAGAAAGAACTTATCACAGTATGGTGCAGTTAAGGTCAAGACAATTGATGGTGCAGCTGGTGATTTGAAAACACTTCAAGTTGAAGTAAATTCTGAAAATTACAAGGTTATACTTGAAATCTTCAAGAAAGCAATTATTGAAAATGCAATGGGATATGATGCAAAGGATGACCGCCTTGCTGGAAATCCTAATCAGATGAATATCCAAAGTATGTATTCTGATATAGATTTGGATGCAAATGGTACAGAAACAGAATATCAAGCAAGTTTTGAAGAATTACTTTGGTTTATCAATGTTCATCTGTTCAATACGGGACAAGGTGACTTTGAAAATGAAGAAGTAGAAATCATTTTTAATCGTGATATTTTGATAAATGAAAGTGAAGTAATTGATAACTGCACAAAATCAGTTGGTCTATTATCTGATGGCACAGTGGTTTCAAATCATCCTTGGGTTGATGACCCACTTTCCGAAATGGAAAGAATTGAAAAGCAGAAAGAAAAAGAACTTGACCAGTTCGGAACTTCTTTTAATCCTGCAATGAATAGTCCTGATACTGAAAATAAAAAAGGTGCAGGTGGTGAATAATGAAATCAAGGAAATACTGGACTAAACGATTTGAAGAAATTGAAAAATCATCAAATCGGATTGGTCTTGATACTTATTCACAGATAGAACCTGCATTCCTTCAAGCACAAAGAAGCATCCAAAGTGAAATTGATTCATGGTATGTAAGGTTTGCTGCTAATAACAAAGTAACAATTCAGGATGCAAGAAGAATGTTATCAAGAAAAGAACTTGATGAATTAAAGTGGGATGTGAACCAGTTCATTAAGTATGGTGAACAAAATGCACTTGATAAGCAGTGGATGAAAGAACTTGAAAATGCTTCAGCAAGGTTTCATATATCCAAGTTGGAAGCACTAAAATTAAGAACACAACAGGCAATGGAAGTTGCATTTGGTAATGAACTTGATGCAGTCGATAAGATGGCAAGAAAAATTCTTACTGAAGATTACTATAAAAGCATATTTGAGATACAGAAAGGCTTCAGTGTAGGTTTTGATGTAGGTCAAATTGATGAAAGAAAGCTTAATTTACTTGTAAATAAACCATGGGCAACTGATGGAAAGAACTTTTCAAGTAGGATTTGGGAAAGAAAAAGACAGATGGTCAGTGAACTTCAGCAAGAATTGACAAGAACCTTGATTCAAGGAAAATCACCTAATGAAGCAATCCAACACATGGAAAAGTTTGTTCAAGGTAAAGTTAAGAATGCAAGGAATGCAGCAGGAAGATTGGTGATGACTGAACAGGCTTATTTCCATTCAGTTTCACAGAAGGAAGCTTTTAATGAACTTGATGTGGAAGAATTTGAGATTGTAGCAACACTTGATTCACATACATCTGAAATCTGTCAACAGATGGATGGTCAGCACTTCCCTATGAATGAATATTCACCTGGTGTTACTGCACCGCCATTTCATGTTTATTGTAGGTCAGTCACTTGTCCATATTTCAATGATGAATGGTCAATTGGGGAAAGAGCAGCAAGAAGTGAAGATGGTGAAACATATTATGTACCAAGTAATATCACATATCCTGATTGGAAATTAAAGTTTGTTGATGGTTCAAAATTGACTAAAATAGCTTCATATGATAATATTTCTATAAATAGAAATATCCAAAGAAAAGAAATGAATATTGGTGCATTTTCAAATTTAAAAATTTTAATGCAAAAAAGAAAGGTTAGAGAAATTGCACAAAAATATAATATAGATTTATCGGGATTAAATATAAAAATTCAAAGAAGTGAAAAACTATTGTCATTTCCAATAACAGGTTCAACGGACTATAAAAATATTGGAAGGATTGATTTATTCCCAAATGCATTTATTAATGAAGAACAACTTGTTAGAACATTAATTCATGAAAAATGTCATGTTAATCAATTAAAAAAATATGGATTTAGATATGTTCAAGAACACATAGATGAAATGGAGAAAGAAGCATATCAAATTGAAGAACTTGAATGGGAGAAGGTGAAATTATGAAGTGGTTAAATAATTTACAAAATATTATAGATGAAAATAAACCAGGTGAGTGTCCATATTGTAAAAGTTTAAATACAGATTATGTAATAAACATCATCAATGATAAAACATTAATGGGATATGGAGCTATTTGGTGTAACGATTGTAAAAAAGCATTTCATATTTCACGAATAAAAGCAACAGAAAAAATGAAATTAGGTTCAATTCCAAAAGAATTGAAATTTTAATGATTTAGAAAAAAAGCACCCTATTCAGGGTGCTTTTTTATGGTATTTTTTAATATTATCGTCTTTTTAGCATTGCAGACGAAAAAGAACAAGACATAAGATACTGGACTGAACCAGGTAACAAATGTTTATGAAGAAAGGATGGTAAAAACCATGAAAAAAGAAGATTTTGTTAAATTAGGACTTGATGAAGAAACTGCAAAAAAGTGTGAAGCTGCATCTACTGAAGAATTAAAAGGCTTTATCCCAAAAGCAAGATTTGATGAAGTAAACAACGAAAAGAAAAAATTGGAACTTGATGTGCGTGATAGGGATGGGCAGATTGAAACTTTGAAGAATACAAGTGGTGATGTTGCGGAATGGAAAAAGAAAGCTGAAGAATTTCAGGCTGAAAATAAAAAGAAAGATGATGAACACAAAGCTGAAATCAAACAGCTTAAGATTGATGCAGCAATTGACACTGCAATTGCTAATGCAAAAGGTAAAAATGTAAAGGCAATCAAAGCACTACTTGATATGGAAAAAATCAGTGTTGACAAAGATGGTAATGTTGTTGGTCACACTGAACAGCTTGAT